GTTTGCCACCACCGGGTTGTGGAGCTTTCAGGTTAGAACCTGTTTCTCTATTGTATTTTTCACGACCGGCTTTTGTCAAACCACCTGAGCGGGACTTGTGCTTACCGATCTTCAGGCTGACTGATTTAGCCATTACTTACACATTTTCTTTTTAGGGGGACGACCTTTCTTTGTACCGTACGTTCCTTTACCTTGAGGCATTACCAGACTCCGGGAATAATTTGACCAGTGATTGCATAGGCACCAAGAGCCGCCATGACGCCAAGCATAGCGAGACGACCATTAAGCTTCTCAGCCTTTTCATTGTGAGTTTCAGTTACATCCATAATAGTCATAGGTGGTTCGATTGCGTAGAGGTTAAGACGTCCCCGTTCTTCAGTTACAGTAGTCATCAGAAAGTTACGTCAGAGTTTTCAAGACGGCGCATCACATCACTGCGGTACGCCGGGTCACGATCATAGCGTGGATCGCTCATGGCAGCAACCAATTCCGCTTGACTCTTAAAAGAGTCGTTGGTATCAGCTGCACCACGCCCTGTAAGCGTCTGACCATCAGAGCCTACAGAGTCATTGTAACGTGCTTGCAAAGCCTGGACGGCGTAGTAGATAGCGTTGGGGTTACCAGAACTCATTACACTATCATACATCTCAACCTCTGATTCGTCAAAGTTTTCTGAAGCCCAATCAAGCATGGATTTGTAGGCTTTATCACCACCTACCATATCCATCAGCATTTTTGCTTGTTCGTCGGATAGGACTTCTGCTTCTCCGTCGTCTTCTGTTTCTTCTGACTCCGCCTCTGCAGGCTCACCCTCGTCTTCGGGGGCTGGTACTTCATCACGTGGTTCTCCAAGTTTTTTTTGAAGTTCTACATAAGCCTGTTCAAGGGCTTGGGGATCTTTAAACTTACCAGCAAGCAGAGGTGATTCACCTTGCTCAAGAGACTCAGCAATTGCAAGAGACTCCTTTTCATCTGAGTTAAGAATCTCAGGATCGGCAGGAGCCTCATTCATTGTAAATGTTTCAGCCATTCATTATTGGGGGATAGGTGGTTGTTGTTGTAGCATCTGCTGCTGCATTTGCATCTCAGCTTGTGCTGCCTTTTGATCAACAGCTGCCATCTGAGGTGCTTGCTGGGCTGCCATCATCTGTTGTTGTTGAGCTAACTGCTGTTGTTGTTCAGCTTGCAGCTCTTGCATACTCTTCACAAGGTTGAGTACGTCAATACCAGACGATGCTGCCAGACGTTTGATAACTTCATCTGGGTTAATGTATTGAGCAATAGCATCTGGACCCATAGTTTGAGCGATGACAGTAAGGAACTGCGCAAGTGCCTCACGGTCTTGACCACGACCAAGGGCATTGATACCAGCTACAATCGTAGGCCGTACGATATCACCTTTCGGTAGTCGTGGGATGTCACCAGTTTTTTGTGCAATGTTAAGTTTGCGATTAAGATAAGGAACCAAGAACTCAACAGTCAGTAGGCTAAAGAGTCCACCAAGTTGTTGTTCTAGTTCTAGTTGTGTCATCCTAACTTCTTCTGCTGTCGTGCGTTCACTGTCCCTCACATTGAGGATCAGGAATGCTTCGTTCAGACGTTGAGTCAATGACCCAATCATCTGATATGCAGTAGAAAAGTCAGCTGTCTTTCCAACTTGTACCACACCAATGTCATCAGGGCGACCTTGGATGATCGCACCGTTACCTGCATTAGCAAGTGTCTGAGGTTTGGTTGTGGAGCTTGGGCTTACAGTAAACACTACCTTAGCAGCTGCAGCGCTGCCTTCAACGATGGCTTGTGACAGAGCTTCAAGTGACTTTAGATCTCCGATGAACTCTTCGACCCTACCACGTCCGTAGACTTCTCCGTCTACGTGGTTGAATCGTAGCACAAGCCAGGGGTTAGCGTCAAGAGGTGCCTTGCCCATAGACTTGGGTAGGATTTTATCATACAACTCTTGGTGCCATACCATTCTGTTGTTGTCCCGTTTGATGTGCGTATAAATAACACATTCATCATTTGGCTCGTCGGTGTTAGCAACAACACCTTCGTCTTTGAAATCTGGGTAAAATTTTTTGACAATTTTTTTAGAGATTGTCTCCTTTGTTACGATTTCAATAACATTACCGTTACCATCTCTATCCACTGCATAACGAGACAGGGGATAAAGCTTGAGCCCATCTTTACTCATAAAGATCAGGGCGTTTCCAGCTACTACAAGATGCTTTAGTGCTTGGTGAACTGCAACACGATCACCGGATTCCGCAATGGATTCCATGATGGTACGTTCAACCTTAGCAAATGACAAGTCTAGCTCAGATCTAATATCAGGACCTAGTTCTTGAGGGAGGTTAATATCGTTAACCTGCAATTTAAAGAAGCTGGTTTGTGGCGGTAGCAATGCAAGCATTAGTTTAC